GAATCCCACGTCGACGGGTCCGCGGCATCGTGGCCGGCCTCGCGCGGATCGTAGACCTTGCGCCCCTTGCACATCACCCAGAACTCCGGCACACCGCCGGCAAATTTCTCCTGGTTGAACTTGAGCCGGATGTAGAGATACGCGATTCCGCCCAGCTTGTGCGCGCTCGACCAGTAGCCCGAGCCGAGGTCGCTCTGGAGATCGCTGTCGACGGTCTGGTTGTAGGTGCCGAGGTGCTTTTTCACGCGCGCCACGCCGGCATACGTGCCGGTCGCGTTGCCGCTGCCGTCGAGCGTCACCACCTCGTCGTTGAAATACACGTCGCCCAACTCCTCCACCTCGTGCCCGGCCACGAGCAGGATCAGGTGCAGGTATTCGTTGTTCGTGCCGCTCACGCCCACTGGGTAGAGCACGCCGCTCACCTTGCGCCGCCCATAGATGATGGCGCGCGGCGCGGCCGGGTCGCGCACGTTGACCTGCACCCCGGAGGCGCGGATCGAGCCGACCGACGACTTGGGCTGCAACGCGCGCGACACCGCGTGCGTCGCCGCGAGCGTGGCGACAAACTTCACCGCCGCCGCCGCAAACGTCTTGGCCGCCCACACCCACTTCGCCGCCGCGACGACGGCCGGAATCACCTGCGGCATCAGCCCACCCTCCACGCCTTGCGGCATTGCCGGAGCGGCAACCGCGCGAGCCCGAACGCCGCGACAAACACCGCCTCCGCGCCCTCCACGATGCCCAGCGCCGGCCCATCGGCCGAGGTCTCGACCAGCACCAGGTCGCCGCGCCGCGCCTTGGCCACGGGGCACTCCGGCCAGCCCCAGCGGGCCGCCGCCGCCGCCGTCATCGCCTCCAAGCCGCCGCCGGCCACGAGCGCGCGGTGCGCCGTGAGGGCGCTGCCCACCTCGTCGCGCAGACTAGCCGCGGGATCGACGCCGAGCAGCCGCGCGAGCCAGTCGCACGCGAAGAAGGCGCAGTTGTGCCGCGACCAGTCGAAGGCCACGGCCTGCCGCTCCGCGAGGAAATCGGCGAGGCGCTGCGGCCAATCGGCCGGACGGCGCAGGGGCGGGGAGGAGGTGGCGTCGCTCATTGGAGTTCGGAGTTTGCAGCCGCGCTGCCGCCGCCGGCGGCGTAGGTGGGCACGCGCTGCCCGCCCCACATGAAGGGCGTGCTCTGCGCCGTGGGCATGTAGTCGAGCCCGTCGTCGCCGGGGAAATCGATCTGCTGGTCCTCGTGCGTGAAGCGCCGCTCGTTGCTGCGCCGCAGGTCCACGAGCCGCGACTCGGCATACACGCGGATCGTCGCCGTCTCCGGCCCGTCGTCGATCTCCAGCGCATCCATCCGACCGGCGAAGAGCTGATACGGGTCCGCCACGATGGCTCCCGCCGCATCCAGCGCGCCGAGCCACAGCTTCACATCGCGCCCCTGGTAGTTGTCGCCCAGCGCCGTCGCGATCAGGCCCGAGGGCACGCCGGAGAGCTGGAAAGCCACGCCGTTGGCCCGCAGGTCGGACGATTCCTCGACCGGCGACACCGTGCCGAGGTGCCCGAGGCCGGTGTAGGTGTTGCCGCCCCACGAGAGGGAGCCGATGCCGCTCCACACGCGCACCGCGCCGCCCTGAAAATCGAAGAAGGCGAGAAAGACGGGCGAGAGCGCCGCCGCGAGCGTCTCGGCCCGGAGATCGGTCGTGAGGTCGCGGCTCATGGCAGAGACATCGCCGTGAAGGCGAGGCCGTAGAATTTGGCGGTGTCGACATCCCAGTCCTGCCCGTCGGCCTCCAGGCGGAAGAGGCCCTTGGGGTAGCTGGTCACGATGGCGCTGTTGTCGGCCGGCGTCGCCACGGGGCTGATACGCGGCCACAGCGTGAGCGTGGCCTGCCCCGAGCCGTTGCTGTTGGCATCGGCGAGCACCTTGTGCAGGCGCGCCGTGCTCGCGCTGCCGAGTTGAATCCAGTCGCCGGCCTTGAGGATGCCCGTCACGCCGCTGGTCCACCCATCGGTCACCAGATCCTCGCCGCTCTGGCTGCCGCCGTTGACCAGCGGCGTGCCCGTGGCGACGCCGCGCGGGGTCTTGTTGGCCGAGTCGCCGAAGAGAAAGGTGCCCTCCCGCCCGTTGAGCGAGCAGAGCGCGGCCACCAGCGGCTCGGCGAGCGCGCGCGGCATGGGCGGGTAGCTGACATCGAGCCGCCAGACCTGCCCTTGGTGCCGCTGCACCTGTTGCTCAAGCGTGTAGGGCGAGGTGCCCACGGCGACGACGCTCTGCTGCCGGAGCGCGATGCGCATCGTGCCGGTAGTCGGGAGCGAGACGGGGAAGGAGGTGGCCATGCCAGAGAAGTGATGAGTGGCGAGTGATGAGTGATGAGCGGCCGGCTCAGGCGAAGGCGCGGCGGTAGCCGCCGCCGCGCTGCATGGCCTCGGCCACCGCGCGCTTCGAGGACTCGACCAGCTGCGGGAGCAGGCCCGCGACTTCCTGCCGCGTCACGCCGCTGGCAAACGAGTAGTTGAACGTGAAGCTCGGCCCGCCGCCGCCGGCGCCGAGTCGGTGGTTGGGCACGATGGTGCCCGCGCTGTCGGGCACAAACAACTCGGGCCCCTCTTCGCCCACCACCGAGGGCACGCCCACCGGCGGCCGGCCGCCATCGGCGAAGAAGCCGCCGAAGAACGTGCCAAGGCCCTTGGCCATCCGCGCCGTGATTGTTTCACGCAAGAAGATTCGCAGCACATCCTGCGCGAGCCCCCGCAGAACTTCCGACAGCTTCTCGCCATCGATGACCGCATCCTCAAACGCCGACGAAAATGTCATCCCCAGTTCCGCCCCAAGCCTTCCCGCATTCTCCGTCGCCTTCTCAAGTGCCTCCGCTTTTTTCGTCAGCTCATCATATTTTTTGATCCGCGCCTCCAGCCCTTCCGGCGTGCCAGCATCCAGCGACGCAAGTTCATATTGCAGACGAGCCACCGCCGCCTTCAGGGCGTCGACACTTTCTCTGCCGGTGAGCGCGGCTCCGCTGAAAAACTGGACCGCCTTGCCGGCTTCACTTTGCGCCTTGCGCTCCTCTTCCTGCAACTTGACGAGGGCCTCGCCGGCATCGGTGCGCAGCTTGACCGCCTCCGTCTGCGCCTTGATTTGCTCGACCGAGCCTGCGACTGCTCCGGCAGCCTTTTTGTCGAACTGGACCGCCTCTGCTCGCAATCTCGCGATCTTGGCGGCCTCTGTTTCGCCCACTCTTGCAAGCTCCGCCTGCGCTTCGGCCAGCTCCTTCGTAGCCTCCGCGCGAGCCTTTAGCGCTTCCGGCGTTTGCTGCAGCGCCACCTGGGCCTCAGTTCGCCGCGCCTCCTGCATTTTTGCCGCCTCCGTTTCGCCAAATCGCACGGCGTCGAGTTGATACCGGAGCGCCTCCAGCGCTTGCACACCACCGGAGAGAGAGGCGGCGACCAGCTGATCCAAGCCGGTCTTTGCGCCCGCCAGCACACCCTCAAATTGCTTCACGGATGCAATTGTCTGCGGGTCGACGCCCTGCACGTTCTCGATGTTTTCCAACACCGAGCGAAATTCCTTTTGCACGCCTTTCGCCAAACTCTCGACGCCGAAGAACCCGAGAGAGAACTTCGCCCCGTCCTTGGCCATGCGTGAAAACGATGCACCGACGGAGCGCTCGGCGCCTCGCGTTGCCGCGGCCGCGCGCATCATCGCCTTTTCATAGGGCAACACGTCCGCCGTCAGCGCGGCGTGCAGATCGGCAATGCGTTTTTTCGCCATAAAATCAGGTCGCCAATTGCAGGCGATTTGAGCGCAACCGCACGCGCAGCCGCTCGACCTCACGAGCCATACCGGCCTCGACTGCGCGCGCCAGTTCGTCTGCCGACTGATTGGTCGCGCCCATCACGGCCGGCCGCAAAAAAGGCTGCGCCAGCACGTATGCGGTCGCCGACTGGCTACCGAGTCCAGCCGTGACCGCCTTCGAGCGCTTGAATCCCTTCGCGAATCCGCCAAACTTTCCCGACCTAGTGCCGGTGTAGTGACCAAACTCCACGAGGTGCGCATACTTTGCCGGCCGGTCGACCTTGCCGTTCCGCACCCCGGCTTTTAGCCGCGCTCCCTTGGCATACGTTCCGTGGTCCGGTCCGATGATGGCAATGACTTTGCCGGCCCGCGGATACTCGCGCACGATGGCCGTGATGGAGCGCCGCAAAGCCCCCGTGCGCTTGGGGGCACGCTGCTTTGCCGCCTGAACGATAGGCCGTGCCGCCCGCGCGAGCGCGCCTTTCATCACCCGCGCCTGCATAGCCGCCGGCAACGCTTGAATCGTCTTTGTCATTGCCGCGAAATTCGGCAGGGCAAAGCCGATGCGCATAGAGTTTCTAGCCATGCTGGGCCTCCCGCCGCCGCAGTTGGGCCGACAGCGACTTTTGACCGCTTTCGCCGTCTTCGACGGGCCGCAGATAGTCTTCGTCGACCACGACCGCAGCGGTCAGCACCGGCCGCCTCCGCTTGCGGTCCCATGCCCGCAAAAGAGCACTGAATTTCTCTTCGGTCATGCTCCAATACTCCTCATCCGTCAGGCCGAGCTCGACGCGGGCGAAGGCCCACTCGTCGAGCCAACGACGTTTTTTGGCTCGGCTCCCGGGCCAGCGACTTTGATTGCGTTGTTGATCGTCGGCCACACCTCTGCCAGCGGCGGCAACGCCTCCGCGACATGCACGGGCTGCGCGTATTTCGTGCGGCCGGTTTCCGGCAGCATGGCCCACACGTATTTTGCGGCGCGCGCCAGGCCAACGCCGGGGAGGTGCTTTCCAAAGAGGCCGATCTCGTCGGCGCGGAACATGGCGGCCTTGTCCCACCGAAGTTGATACGGCGTGCCGTCGAGGACGACGACGGTGTTGGGCGGAGCGTTCACGGGAGGGGAGTGATGAGTGGCGAGTGAGGAGTGATGAGCCGGGGACCGGCAGGGCGGCTCAGGCGGTGAAGGTGTCGGCGGCGTTGCCCGCAAAGGTGAAGCTCGCCTCGACCATACCCTCGGGCGTCAGGTCGCCGATGGAGAGGTTGGTCACGTTGCCCACGAGCGCCCACTGGGCGGAGCCGGCATCGGGCAAGACCATCGTGAGGTATTTGGTGTCCCCGCTCGCGTGCGCGGCGATCAGCCAGGCGTGCGCCGTATCGGCCGGGTCGAGCATGATGCGCACGTCGACGCTCGACGGCTCTTTCAGCGTGGGCGTGTAGGTCTTGGTGCTGCCGCTGGTGTCGTGCGTGGTGGTGTTGGCGCGGTCCCAGCCGCCGCCATCGTAGGAGACGCTGGCGTGCTGCGGGATCGTGGTGGAGGGGCCGGAGCTGTCGCCGTATTTGAGGACGACGCCCTTGGCTTTTACTTTGGCCATGGTAGTGCGGTGGTTCGGTGGTTGCGGTTGGCGGTGGTGCTAGATCAGAAAATCGGCGTCGGCCCGGTAGAGATCGACCTGCGGCTCGTAGCCGTCGCGCTCATCCTGCAGGATGGGCTTTTCCCCGGAGGCGAGGGGCACGTTGTCGAGATCGGCGATCAGCGCCTCGCGCAGCGTGGCGGCGCCATCGTAGGTCGCCGCGTAGCAGGAGAACTGCACCAGCGTGTGCTTCACCTGCGCGGCCTCGCCGTGCGTGGTGGCGGGCGTCGCGGCGATGGGCTGGAAAATCACATACGGCGCCACCGCTCCGGCCTGCTCCAGCACGGGGTAGATGCGCGCGGCGGCGCCGCTGCCCACAATCGAGGCGGTGGCGGTGCCGGCGGCACTCAGAGCGGCAAAGAGATCGGCGCGCAGGCTCATTTGCGGCGGATGGCGCGGAGGTGGCGGTAGATGGCGAGCAGGGCAGCCACGCCGGCGAGCACCGCGGCGCCCGTGGTGACCGCCCAGTGCAAATCCTCCTGCCGCTTGGTGAGCACGGCGAAAAGCCGGTCGGCCGAGAGCACGGCGAGCGCGGCCAGCTGGGCGACGATGGTCAGGGCGGAGTCCGTGGCGGTGGGCGGAGTCATGCAGAGGGAGCGGGGCGATCTTTTTCCCAGTGCGCGGCGCCTC